CACATCTCTTTTACATTTCCATCCTGTTACAACTAATGGTGATTTGTGATCAAGCCACACTCTTATTGTGTTAGCTAACATCTCATCGATGCGTTCTTCACACTGTTCAATAGTTTTGTATGGACCTCTGTCATCAGTAAGCATAAAGCAGCCCACATTTGTATATGCGTGGCAGGCTACCAATATTGCGGTAAACATAATTTACTCCACCTCCCCCCAGTTATCTACGATTGCGGAATCGACCTCAAAGGGTATGTTTAAATTAGGGACGCAGGTTGTCATGATTTCTGTTATTTGCTTCACCTGCTTATTATTCTCTATGTTAAAACAAAGTTCATCGTGCACTGTTAGCATTGGAAGCAACCCTTCTGCATAACAATCAACCATCGCTTTCTTTGTTTGATCTGCGCTTGACCCTTGAATTAATCTGTTCAATGCCTTGTATGTAAAAGCACGTTTGATGGCAGCTTTACCACCATATTCTTTTGCTGCTTCTTCCAGTGGTAATGCTTTATTATAACCGTATGACTTAGGTTGCCACATGTCAAACCTACACTTACGGCCCAAGCACGTTCGGATATGTCCTATGGTTTGTGCCCTGTCCATTGCAAAATCAGCTATGCCTTTTACAAAAGGGACTTTGTCATGGTACTGACCTAACAATTCTTTAGCTTCATCCTCTGTAATATCCATGACACCAGCCAGCTTGCCACGCCCCATGCCGTACATGATGCCAAGGTTTACAGTCTTTGCCTGCTTACGACTAATGCCAGCGATGTCTGCCACCATCTGATGAAAATCAGCTTCACCTTCGTTGTACATTTTTACAACGTCATCAATTTGTGGATGACGATTTGCACCTTTTAGTGTAGAACAATAGTGGGCAAGCCAGCGTGGTTCTTGTGAGGCATAGTCAAATGAACCCCACTTACATCCCTCTTCTGGGATAAACAGACCACGAATCATTGCTTTGATTTCTGGGTCTCTTGCCGGGATTTGTTGGAGGTTCGGGTTGGACGAAGAAAATCGTCCTGTGACTGTGCCCCCTTCATCTGAACGAAGAGGATTAAAATCACAATGGATACGACCATTATGCGAATGCTGAAGTATAGTCTCAACAAAAGTCGTGTTGGCTTTGTTAAACTCACGAAGGCGCAGAATCTTTTGCGCAAGTGGGTGGTCATGGTTCGCAAGAAACTGTTTTGTAAAGGCAGGCGCATTCGTTTTTTCTGTCCTATCGTAGGTCAGCCCAACAGCATCGAACGCCTTTGCTATAGATGTGGCGACCCAAGGCTCGACACTGACTTGGGTAAGATCCTTTATTTCCGCTAATAAAATATCTTCACGTTGCTTTAAATCCTTTTGCACACGTTCAGCTTTCTCAATGTCAACCCGTACACCTCGTGTTTTCATGTCCAAAAGAACGGGCAACAGGCTTGATTCCAAATCAAATATGCCTGTGCATTCATCGCTTACAAGGTCAGCCCGTAACCTATCCCACAGACGTAAGGTGACAGACGCATCTTGTTCTGCGTACCTTCCCACAAATGTGGAGTCCAACTTCCACATCTCAGCCTTTGGGTCCACGCCATACATGTCTGCCGCAGACCGTAACATCTTTTCGTTCTTCCATTCGCCCAGATATTCACCGGACAAAGAGTTTAGATTATAATATCTTCTGTGTTCATTCAGAAGTGGTGCGGCTATCATTGTATCGATAATCTTGCCCTGCACTTCAATGCCTGCCCAACGCAGCCAACCAAGGTCATACATACAGTTGTGCATAACCTTTTCAATGTGTGGCGTAGCCAACTGCTTCTTCAACCAGTTTACTACTGTTTTTTCTGGTAGGTTTCCTGACTTATGTCTTACGGGAAAGTACCCAACAAAGTCTCCAGCAGCAATCGCATAGCCTATAACATAGCCATCATCACGACACCATCCTGGGCCTAACGTAGTTAAGTTTGGGTCTTTTGTTTCTAAATCTATGGCTATCCTATCGCAGCTTGTCAGGTCTGGAAAACTTGATGGCGGTAGCCAGTCTTCATTTTCTGGGTCAAACAAATCAACTTTCATCGTTTATAATCTCCCCACCTAGTGCGGCATAGCCTATGATATCCACCCATGAATCGTCTTTGCTTATGTCTTCTGCCAGACGTGCTAGTTTTAGTCCTACCATACAGGCAACAACTTCTTCAGGTGTTATCTCACGCTCAAGAATAATCCCCCATATCTTTGCAATACGCTCATGGTTCATCTTTGCCGGACCATACTCCTTGGCCCTCGGTCCATTGATTAACCCTTCGGCTGTGTCTAAAAAATACTTTCTGTCTTTCATATTGCAAATCCATATTGTGATGTTGATTCAATAAGGTGCAGTGTTTTTTTAGCACGAGTTATGCCAACATAAAAGGTGCGAACCTCACTGTCTTGATCTTCGCTTTCAACACAAAGTTTTGATGAATCTAAAAGAACGGCGACGTTATCCGCCTCGCCACCTTTGGCTTTGTGAATTGTAGATATCTTGATCCTCGGCTTGTCCGTCAGTATCTTCTCTCCCATCCGACGGACTGAACTGATGTATATTCTCTCCTGCTCTGCCACTTTCAATACTTCGTACCAAGGCTTCTCTTTCAAGTCGTTCGTACAGAAGTTCCCTTTTACGTCGTCTAGAGCGTAAGGCGTTTCGTTGTCGAGGGTGGCTAAGTTCTTCCTTCCAGATTTGGTCACGATATCCGATTTTAATAATGTAGATAGTGTCTTTAGTTCTGTCGCTGTGACGGTCAAACCTTTGCATAATTTAAGCCATACCTCTATTCCGGTTAGTACATTGGGTGAGATGGACCAACCAGAACCTTCACGCCAGAACAGATACCCCTGTTCCTTGAGGTCTGTAGCAATCTTGTTAGCGATGTAATTTGTTCGAGCAAGGATTAGCCACTCGCCGCTACTAAAGTTGAGGTCCATAATGTCGTGATGCCAGACAACTTGCCCAGCCTCACTTACAGGTGACCACACTTTTGGCTGTCGTACAACCACTCTATTTACCAGAGAATCCGCGATGTTATATATGTTTCGTGGAAGACGATATGATTTATCTAACACCATCTTATTGTCTGATGCATTCAAGAAATCACGCACGTTTACACCCATCCAAGAGTAAATACACTGGTCATCATCTCCTGCAAAATAGATGCGCTTTGCCCGTGGCTTTAGTACGTCATGAACCATGCGCCACTGTAGCGGAGCCAAGTCTTGCGCCTCATCGACTATCAGGACATCCAACCTCGGACCTTGGCCCTCGGCTATGAAGCGATCAATCATATCTACAAAGTCCAGCTTACCTGTGTCGCGCTTGTAATCCCGCAACACTTCGTCCACCACCTTCAGTTGCTGATAATGAAGATGCCTGTTGTTTGTATCACTGAACTGTTGTTCGAGGGTGACTCCACGCACCCTAGCCAACTGGATCATGGATAGATAGGCATCCCCACCCTTGCCCGGTGAGAAGAGCCGCCCGTCTTCCATACGGATAGAGGCGTTGGATGAAAACTCTAACCCCAGTATGTGACTAAGTTGCGTGAAGTCTTTCCCTTTCAACACCTGCCTACTGTTTAGACCTTGGTATTGAAAAGCCATTGAATGAAGAGTACGAAACCAGACCATCTGATCGGGGTTCATATTCAGCGCAGCCGAAGCACGATTGCGCGCCTCTTCTGCTGCCTTACGGCTGAAGGACACAAATGCTATGTCCTCTGGCCTTGTGCCATCTTCAAGTTCCTGCTTGACGATAGATATAAGCTTGGTTGTTTTGCCTGTTCCTGGTGGACCAAAGATTGTTGTCTGCATTAGAAGGGCACCTCACTTTCAAGTTCAATACTTGGAACTTGGACCTCGGCATTGAATGCTGGAACCCACCACACCCGAAGTGGTTTGGTATCACCCTTAGTAGTGTTAAATCTTTTCTGTCCATTTGCTGTGCCGTTGTCGTTTAGTTCCTTTAACCGTTCCTGAATTTGACCACGGCTGTAACTGTCGAACTTCTGGTTGCGCAGGTATTTTAGAAGTGCCTCTAACTTGAAATATGTAAGACCCTCTTCGTCGTCCGTGAAGGGCTTGCCAAGTGCAATCTCTTCAGCAGACTGGGCTTGTACCCGACCGTCACAGAACGCCTCTAGCAGGTCCATGAACTGACCTTTATAGGTAAGTTCTTCTGGCACATCTATTTCGCTCATGCCGTCCATCAACATGGACACAATTACCTGCCAGTCTGCCATCTTCATCATCGGTGGCATGACATGTATCTGTTCCATACATGCTTTCTGAAAACGCTGCGGTGTTTGCAGGTCATCAGTTGTTAGTTCGACACGCCGACCACCCACGTCACAGAACCACACAGGTGGTTCAGACTTGACCACACATAGGCCAGTAATTTCTACATGTTGAACGTGGCTACCTATTCCACACGCTTTTGTTTTGCAGAGCGTTTTGTTGCAGAAAGACTTGAGGGGTTCTTGTTCACAGGGGAAACCATATTCCTTCTTATCGTGTTGAGACTGAATAGTGACGACTTCAGAAGCTGGTAAAGGGGGCGTACAGTATTTGACATTAATTTCTTCAAGACGTTCTCTCCATTTCTCAGGCTGTTCTTTTTTGGCACCAACAGCGGCAGCAAACATAACTGTGTTGCGCGTACCTTCTGGTATGCCCTGACTAAACATATGCGACAGACATGGTGCCCACTGGTCAAACTCATCGACAGCTTTTCCAAGCTGTAAGTTTTGAAAATCTTTTGGGTCAATGCAGCGCAGCTTAACTAGCTTTAGAAACTCCGAAAGACTAGCTTCTTTTCCGTTTTCTTTTACCGCATATCTAAGTGTTTGCTTTGAGTCGAAATACGGTAGGTTAATAAAGTTTCCAATGTCCCCTCGTTCAACAAGAATCTCTTCTTGTTTTGGAAAAACTTCGCAACCTCCGTACCCAAAGTAAGCTGCAATCTCTGTTGCTTTATCTCTAAAAACACCTGCGTTTAAAAATTTTGTAAAGAAAAAGAATATATGTGCGCCACCCGATTTAGAACGACAGACAACACAAGGTATGTTGCTGTCTCTTAGCTTTTTATCAAGTGCAACTAAGTCTAAAGGGTATTGATCTATGTCCAGCGCACCAAATTTGCACTGACTATTTTCATTAATCGGTATGGAACCTACCCCCATTTTGCCTTCAAGATGGGAAGTTACTAGCTCTATAGTTAATGGTGCTCTGATTATACGAGACTCTGCCTTTTGTTTTCCAGCGCGTCTCTCATCAGATATTTTTGTCTGTCCATGTGCGGTGCTAAAACCTTCAAACGCCGCCATGAACCGTTCGGCTTGGTTCATAACTCACTCCGGGCAAGAGAGGAAGGGGGCAAGGTGTCCTCTGCCCTGCCCCCAACTGGCTTAAAATGGTACGTCGGTATCATCAGACGAAGTGGTTGTCTGACTTTCTTCCCCTGTACTCATTTTAATTTCTCCGGCACGGTACGAATTGTACAAGTCACGAGCTTCCTGCAACGCTGGCATTGGCACGGACTCCATCTCTAACTGCTGCACTTGGTAGTTGAACCACGAACCTTTGTCGTTGGACTCTTGTATTGAGGTCAACTTCCACGGCACAGACCACATTGGCGGATTAAAAAGTCCCTTGGTTGGATGCTCTATCTTTAAACCTGCCCGACGAGTGTTCCATTGCTTTGCAATCTTCATCTGTGTTTTCTTCATGTCACAGATCATCTGAGTAGTTATGCCCTTTTTATCATAAGCCAGTATCAAAAACTGTGCTGAACGAACAAGTTCGTTACCGTTTGGTAGCACCTCATTAGAGCCTTGCCGTTCTGTCTTACGAATGTCTGGGTTGTTTGAGTCTAGCTCACCCATAAAACCACCACCGTTTTCTCGTAATTGGAACTCTAAAAGTTTTGTTGTGTACGCACACATTAGAACATCCACGCCTTCTTCAGCGTCCCAGTAATCACCAGTGACCGTGTTGAAGATATCGCCAGCGGATGCACCTTTGATAAACTTCGAGTCCGTCTTAATTAACTGTGGTGAAAGAGGCTGGAGAATACGCAAGAACGGAATCTGCATATCCTCTGCACCGATTGTTTCCATGCCCTGACCTGCTGCTTCGTACAGATCGTCCATGATATTAGCAACTGCTGTGTTTTCTTTTTTTGCTACTGCTTCAGCCATCTTTAGCTCCTTGTTATCTTTGCTTCAGTTCCAACGTGCACACCGAAAGTGTCGAAGTCTAACTCTTTGCCAGCTTCTATTCGACCTTTCGCCCATGCTTTTAAGGTTTGTGGGTGTATATGTTCTTTATGATTAGGCTCGAAGCCCTGAGTGCGTAAGTCCTCAAGAACAGATTTAGCTACATTATCCTGACCAGAGTTAAAGGAAACAGTCACATCATTTTTGATGATGTCTCCTTCGCCAATAGAACGTAGCCATGTAAACGCTTCCTGTTTTTTCTCTTCAGATATACGCGCATGAACAAACTGTCGAAGACTAACCTTGTTGCCCTCAACCGTTATAGAATCCATACCCATCTCTTGCATAAGATTAGGTATGTCTTCTTCATTTACCTTACGTTTTCTAAATTTAAGATCCTTAAGAGCCTGCTCTGTGTCAGCAATTTCTTGCTCGATCTTCATGGATTGTCTAATGAGATTGGACAGATTGCTGCCCTTCTCATCTTTTACTTTGTCGAACTTAGAGGCATCGACTTCCTCATCAATTAGCGAAAACAAATCGCTCATCGTACAATCTCCTGTACTATCTACGTTAAAGTTTTACCCCTTCGGGTGTGGCGGCAAGTATAGACCGACTTGCCAACGGTTTTAAGCAGCTTTTTCTTCTGCTAACTTTGTTTTAATTATGTGTGCTAACTCCCCACCAACACTTCGGTCATTCTTTTTAGCACGTTTCTTTAAAATTTCGTACAGTTCAGTAGAAACTGCAATAGATTTCCATTTTGTTGTGTCCATAATTATTCCTCATCATCTTTAGTTTTATACAAATATCACACATTCTTTTATCAGGTCAATAAAAAAATAAGACCTTTGCTTTTTGTTAACTCGTTACAGGTCGTGGTTCTAATTCCAGCCATTCACGAGCCTTTTCCCCCAATGTCTTTGCGGAAAGCTCTATCTTTTTTCGTAAAGTTTTAACGATGTGTACATCAACAGTTCCTTTTGTAACTAAATCTACATAAGTTACTGGGTCATGCTGACCTATTCTGTGTGCCCTGTCTTCCGACTGAACTCTTGTTTCAAGATTAAAGTCATTGGCATAATACACCACGTTCTTTGCAGCCGTCAGTGTTAGGCCATAGCCTGCGGTCTGTGGGTTGGCAACAAAGAACCTTGCATCTCCAAACTGGAACGATTGTATTGCCTTTTGCCTGTCCTGATCTGATGTATCACCAAAATAAGTTACCGTAGATCCTGGGCCATATTTATTTTCAAGGGTGTCTTTTATGTTCCGTATATCATATCTAAACCTTGACCAGATGATTATCTTGCCCGACATCTCTTCTATTGTTTCAAGCAAGGCATCAATTCTTTTTGTTGGAAACTCAACTAAGTCTCCGTCATCAGTCATGACATGCCCACACAATACCTGTTGTAACCTAAGTAATTGAGTCATCACAGCAGGTGCAGAAACAAGTTGTCCATCATCTAGCAAAGCGATAGCTGCTGTCTTGATAGAGTGATAGTGTTGTATCTGTTCTTTTGTGCAGTAAACTTCACGAGTCGTGTATATTTTATCTGGTAAATCTAACGCTTCTTCTTTCGTAACTCTGTATGAAAAACCAGTTAGTTTGTTAGATAACTCTTCTAAATTACGGTAGCCAACGACTTGTTGAAAGCTGTGTGCCCCCATCTTTTGTGTTCTGGTGATTGCATATCTGCCCTGAAAAGAATAGTAGCTGTCGAAGCCAAGCAGTTGCTTGCCCATGAATCCACATTGTGCGTAAAGATCCATAGGCGATTTCGTAACGGGCGATCCGGTAAGGATACGTCTGTACGATGCACTTTGACTAAGCTTAACCAGAGCCTTAGTCCGCTTGGCTTTGGGGTTCTTAATAGTTGTGCTCTCATCGACCGCAAGTAAGAAAGTCGAGCCTTGTGTAAAGAGATCCACATATTGAGAGACCTTCTTCGACGCTCCAAATCCCTCCACGTTGACCAGTAAGATGCGGAACTTTTTACGCTCTTCAACCCCTTCGGATAGACGTTTGCGCTGACTCTTGTTCGGACTCGAACTCCAAACATATATCTCAGGTTCAATGTCTTCTGGTAAATGAGCAGGTATTTCTGATATCTCCCAGTTTCTATACACACCTTTTGGCGCAACGATAACTGCTGTGTCGATACGTTTGTTATCGTATAGCCATGTGATGTTATCGAGCAATACCTTTGACTTGCCGCAACCCATTTCCATGAAGTATGCGAAGTTGGTTTTGTCGTAAGATTTTTGTAACGCCTCTTCCTGATGGGCGTATGGTTTTGTTTTGTATCTAAACATTTACTTCTCCGAAAGCTGAACGACATTGTTTCTCTGAAACCCTGTTAATAAAACTTTAAGTTCTTCGTCGCTTGCTGTTGGAATAAACTCCCGATACATCTCTATTGCCTGTTTCAAATTTATCTCTCCGTCACAATACTGATCACACACATCAAACATTTTCTGCGTCTCAGGTGACGTTGTTCCTCTCATATCAATCATTCTTTATACTCCTGCCCAACCCTGCCTTCGGGAAGTCTGTTACCAAGACTGCCTGTGGATAAACCGTTTCTATATTGCATATCGTAATTACCTCTGTAAGGCTCTTCTACAATACAGCTAGAAAAATTTAGATATACATCATCAAAGTCTGTATCCACTGAATAACTGGACACCGCACCGTCAACGTACCGCTTGTCCCAGACAACACCATTAAAGGAATTAGACCTTATTAAAGTAAACCTAGTGTTCATTGTCGTGTTCATTTCGGCAGACCCCAGTTTCTATCAGGGTCATTGCGCCTGTTAGTTCCAAATTTTTGTCGCAGTTCAATATCATGCAGAACGGATTGAGTCCCAACTTCTCGGACTTTGCCTGTCTGATTATTGATTACTTCAAAATAAGGCGTAAAACTTCCCATCCTTGTTTTGCCTGAGTTGCTCATGTATGTGCCATTCCAAAGATGCTTCTTAATTGTAAAGTGTCTGGATTCAACTGTGTGGCATCCCTTGCCGAATTTTTGCCAGAATACTTTATCCAAAAAGTAGGATGACATTATCTCATACTTTGTTAAATCGTCAGGGTTTTTAGCCAGATAAACAATCCTCTGGTTATATGCTTGTTTGTTTTTAAATCGTAACTTGTAATCCACGTTGACAGGTTGAGCCTCTTTTTTAGCTATACGCTCCCTTTTTTTCCTATCCTTTTCCTCATGGTATTCATAAATTTTACGAGCGGTTTTTGCATCATGTACACCCAATCCTTCCCCACATTTTGCACAATCAGGAAAGTAAACACCACTGACATCTTCTGATACTGTGTTGTTGAATGAGTCTCCATCTTTAGTGTAGTATCCATAAAAAGTTGTGCCGCAAAACTCACAACCTAGATGCCGCCGCTTTTCGTAGATTGGCTTCATCATGCTATCTTTAAGTTGTTGCAGTTTATTAAGACCCCGCATTTTGAAATCTCCTCTCCAACAATATGCCCATTACTATTAACCCTGAAGCACTCTTTGCCATGCTGCTCGAACCTCTGCTTCGATGTCACCGCCCACGGGTTCTGGATCTGTTAGCCAGTTTTCAATAACCTTATCAATAATAGTTACCGCTTCTTGCCACTTCATCTTTGGTTCTTCAATTATGGTTAAGTTTCCGTAGGCCATCTTGCCTGCCTGCTCATTTAAATCTTCCACATCGGACTCCTGAATGTCTTTCCCTACCATACCAGATGATACATAACTGTCAACTATTTCAAGTGAGCATATCGAACAAGCTATGTTTCCGTTGGTCTTATCAAGAAAAAGAGAGGACAAACACTTAGGACATTGGCCTGCGTCCAACGGCATTTGATAGTGATCAGTGATATTTTTTTTCATCTTCTTCGTCCTCTTCTTCCATAGAAATTATGTTTTGATTAGCCATTGCCATAGCCGCTGAAAGCAGTTGATTAACGACAATCGGACTGTTCCTGTTGTTCATGATAGCTAGGCCAAGACCTGCGGACATCAGCAAATAAGCGGCATAATCCTGGCCCACTCTTTCATTTCTTAACAATCGGATGCAGTTGCTTACAATTCTTGAAGCTTTGTCTGCTACTTCCTCATAATCAGGACAGTCGCTCGTCATTTTCTGTGCTCCCACAGCCCAAATAAACCCATAGTCGTTAAGACAGACCCAGCTATCCCAAGACAAAAGAAAGCTATAATATCTTCAACTGCTTCCTGCATCTCAACAAAATTCCATGACCAATAGAACAAGACTAACCCAAAAGAAACACAAGCCAAAGAAATAAGTCTATACATTTTAATCCTCCTTTTCTGCGTCCACTATTTCAATATCACCTATAGAAAAGCCAAGACTCTTCCATAACCCTCTGCGCCTTCTCAGTCTGTTCTCCGCTATCTCTTTTGCCTCAACCTCATCTATAGCCTTTACAAACTGGTCTTTGTAAAACTCAATGACTAAACCAACCCTGTATCGAGAAAGCTTCCCCGATGGAAACCTGCTCTTGGTTCTTAACTCCTCAGTCATAAGGCTCTTCCCATTCGTCCGTAAAAACACTGTCCAGATGTTTGATGATGTCGTCCGGTAGATACAGACGTGGTTCTTCATAGCCCAGCGGTTCAAGCGACCTGCGTCTGGGGTCTTTCGCTGACGCATCTCGATCCCCGATCCTTTGTTCTATCTCAGGCAGCCAGTCATCCAGATTGTGTCCATGTTCTTTGTCTTCTGGAAACAGGATAGACTTGCCGTCCTTCTTGATGTCGAAGATCATGTAGTTGTGACAGCCCCAACTATCCGTCTCGACCTCATAGCCAAGGCTTTCAATCTCACCCTCGACCTCGTGCGTTCCGTTCCAGCCATCACCGTCACCAAACCCAAACTTTGAGAAGGCATCTTCCCATTCCCATGAAATAATTACTCTAGGCATCGTAAGTCTCCAGATATTTTTCTTTAAAAGCTTGATAGGCCAGCAGTTGATACGCATGATAGTGGATGGTTTCCCAATCTGCTACGGGGTCAAGGCCACCACCATAATTAAATATGGATTCTAGATCACTTTCCATCATCAGCATGATTGCATTCGCCTGTTCTTGTGGTAATTCGATTACCATTGATTTCTGTTTCTTTGCCATATCATTACACTCCAAATAAAAAGTCGTTGATTGTTTCGATGTCTTCCAACACCACGAAAAAGTGCTTACCCCCACCCATATGAATGGCTGTGCAGTCTTCTTCCAAGTTCCCTGTCCTGACGGTCATCGGACGCAGAATGAACTG